CTGGTTACGATAGCTGTGGCCTCATGGACATTCTCCAAGACGTGGCCACGCTCTGAGTTAAAGTTAATGCCAGCACCCGTGCGCTCTACCCAGACCAACTCGTCTTTACCAAAGAAACGGACGTGCTGTACCCGATACTCACCGCCACGCTGGAGGCAAGATGCGTCACGCACAATCTGGCCACGCCAGTCTGCGGTCGCGTTGTTGATCTTGGAAAGATGCTGTTCCTTGCCAGTGTCGAGCGATGTGATGTCGCGCGACGTGTCGAGACCTTGGAAGTTCTCGTAAACGAACGTCTTGGTCTTGAGGCCAGTGGTTGAACGTGTGTTGCTCGACATTAGTAGCTAACCGTCCCGTTCTTGGTGTTGGTTGTGCCACCGTTGATGTTGCGCTTGTTAGTGCCACCATCGACAGTACGCATCTGAAGTTTGGTGTTGCCGTTGTATTGCTCCCACATCCGAGCATTCAGGATGCGCTGGAATTGAGGCGTATAGATTTGTAGCTTGTCGCTCATCTGTTGAGCGGCATAATGATACAGCAAACCTGCCACGACGATCTGGTCATTGATGGCTCTGACGTCTGTGGGAGACTGATAGTAGTCAACTTCCACACCGTCGTAGTAGGGGTGCATGCGTATCTCGTCGATAATCATGTTGGCAAATTCAATGAACATGAGCATTACGTCACCGTCCACTGTGCCAGCATGGAAGTCGCCATAGCGTCGCAAAGCCTGCATGGCCAATGCGTTTAGTGGCGCGTTCGTTTCGCGGATGTGGGGGTTGGTGTTGCTCTGTGCCATAGGTTATACCTTCTTGACGATACGGGCGTTCTGAACGAAGTGGTTGGCTTCGAAACGAGCCACATCGCTTTTCTTCACTTTGTACTCAAGCCGACCATTGCTGAAGTTGCGGATTGGATTGATGCCAGCCACCGCAAACATTGATGGCTCTTTCTCGCGAGACTGATACCAGATGTGGTCTGGTTCAGGTTCTGCTTTTGGCTTTGGTGCTGCTTTGGCTTTTGGCTCTTCTTGAACGTAAGCCTCATTCACGTCTGGTGTGGATGGATCGTCAGCGATGAAGTGGCCATCAGCAGTGCGTGCGCGGGTGCGCTTGGGTGCTGCTTTGGCGGTTGGTTTTTTAGGTGCAGTTGCCATGTTTCCTCCAAAAAATAGGGGGCGTGTCTACGCCCCCTATAATGAACTACTTGTTGACTGCGGTCGTCCTTACGATGCAGTGCGTGTACTCCAGTTTTTGATATAGCCGTGTACTTTGTCCTGAAGAAGCTCAAGGCCACATTCAGTTAGGTACTCGTGCTTGACGCTGTCGGCGTCAGGTGACTGACGGTTTTCCAACAGTTGTGTGTCACGACCTTCTAGGTAGCGATATGTCAAATATGGGAAGTCGACGATAATCATCGCGTTCTTCATATTTGGAACCTGACGGAACTGCGGGTGCAAGTGAACCATTAGGTCGCCTGCGAAAGTGTTATAGCGAGTTAGGTTCACGCCATACGCACCTTCTAGTGCAGTTGGTTGCCAGCGATCTTTACCCATCTGTTGTAGATGGTTCGCTACGTTCTCGCCTACGAAAGCGATCTTCTGCTTAGAACCATACTTGAAGATGGTTGAAATCAGAAGCTGGTCGAAGCCTTCTTCAGTCATCTCGCCAGCCGCAGAACCGCCATAAGAGCCGTAGTCTGTGGTGATGTCGACGACGTTAGTCAAGCTGTTCAACAAACCGCCAGTGAAGCGAGTTGGTTGCGCAGAAGAACCGTTGCTCTCGTGCTTCACGCCGAAGAACATCGCACGTTCGATGTCTGACATGTGTAGCTTTAGAGCTTTGGTCATTGCTTCGTCCATCTTGTCGCCAGTGCGCAAGAAGGTTGAGTTTAGAGTGTTCGATACTTGGAACGCTGTACGGAAGATTTGCGTGTAGTTCGATGCAACTGTTGCGTCGAAGCTGATTGCAGTTGGCGATGAGCCACCTTCCTGTGCGGCGAAGCCAGCGATGAACAATTCCGCGTTGTCAGCGATTTGGTGCGTAGTGCCGCCGATGTTACGAGTGACAGTCAGCGTGGTCGCTGTAGTGTCAGCAGTAACGTGCATTACTTCGCCAGTTTCGCTGTTCACGACGATTGATCCGTTGACAGCAAACTTGTTGTCGTCAGACGCGTCGATAGTGATTGTGCCAGTAGATGTCGAAGCGACAGCACCGTTCACAGTCATTTTGCGGTCAGGCAGTTCGTCACGGAAGTTTTTGTACTCAGGGTCGTCTGTAGGTTCAGATGATCCCATTGCCAAAAGTGCGTTCAGTGGCGCGTTGCCGTTTGGTTCCATAAGCGTGAAAAGCTCACGGTAGTTCTTGGGGCGGAAATCAGTCGAAAACTCGCCTGATCCGCGAAGTCCTTGGATAGCAGCCATGAGAGTGTCTCCTTATAAGGCTGGTTACATTTAGCGGTTCAGCGAGCTACGCGGTCAAAACCATCGCGATGCCCAGTGCTGCCTGTCAGGCCGTAGCGCGACGTGTGGCATTGATGTGATTGTAGACGGTTGTTTTAAGTTTTTCGTCCCTATCAAAAAAAAGCACCGCCGAAGCGGTGCAGTGTCAGGGAGAATACGAGGTAAATTATCCCATCCCGCGCTTCGCCATAGCGGCAGAAGCGAATTGATCGAAGCGGTCGCCCTCTGGTGCTGCCTCTGGTGCCGCACCTGCCGCTGGAGTTGAGCCAAGAGAGCCAGTGAAGGCTTGTCTGCGCTGGGCAATCTGGCGCATGCGTTCCATCTCTGGGCTGTCCATGTTGTTTTTGAAGTCTGACATAACTTTGAAAGTTAGCTGGACGTCTGCAAAGTCTTCCATCGTGTAGCCACGCTCTGCTGCGAAGACCATGAAGTCTTGCGCCTTGTCGTCTGGAAGTTTGAGAGCTTGCTGGCTGCGGTCGATGTTGTTTGCGATTTGTTGGCGCACTGCGTTTGCTTGCTTTGCTTGGCCCTGCTGCATGCCAGCGCGTGCGGCGTCCGTCATACCTTGTGCATTGCCCAAGACTTGGCGAAGCATCTGTTGAGTTTGCGCCAGTTGCTGCTGCATTGTCTGCATCTGCTGCTGGCTGCCGACCATCATGTCGCGGTATCCAGGGGGTAGAGACGCTGCGTTCTCCTCTTCCCACTTCTTCAGGGTCGCGTCTAGGTCGCCTTGCTGTGGAGCTTTGTCGTAGGGAGGGCCAGATTTATCGCCCTCTGTGTTGCCCATCTGCGGGTTGGACTGCTGGGCTTTCTGGATAGAAGCCAGACGTTCAGCCATCTGCTTGGGGCTTTCGCCAGACTGGCGCATGTGCTGCTCAAGCAAGTCCATGATGGGTTTGTACTGCGCGTTCTTGTAGTTCATCGCGCTGTAGCGTTCGAATGTCGATTTAATTTGTTGCGGGGTCAGCTTGCGAGTGTCGTTGTCTGCGAACTGAACCTCATAAATGACGGCGTCTGCGCCGATTTTATCGCCTTCTGTTTCAGGCGAGCCTTGTTCTGCTGCCTTTTCTTGAGGGCTTTCTTTGGGTGGTTCTTTGGCTTGCTGTGTTTGCTCGGCTTGCTGCGGAGCGACCCCCATCTGCTTGGCGGCGATGTTGTCTACCATTGCGGCCATCTGGTCGGGTGATTGCGGTGTTGCCATTTCTATCTCCTTTGTCCAGCCGAAGCGGGACGGTTTGCGTTAATGTTGCGAGTATGCACGCTAGAGGTCTGGGCTGTCGTCCTTGCTGAGTACAGCTTCGGCTTCGAGCTTCATGCGTAGACGTTCGGGTAACTCCAACATTGTTTTGGCGGCCCATATGGAACCGCGTCTGAAGTTTATTTCATCGAGTGGCATGGAAGGGGTTTCTGCGATTTGCATTGCTGCTTGCAGAATTTCTTGCTCCATTACCTCGCGCAGTACGCGCCAACCTTGCGATTTCGTAAGACCGTCGATGGCTTTGATCTTACTGGCTGGCTTCATTTGCGTTTCTGCTTCTTGCCCTTCTTCGCTTTTGCTGCGCCTGCGACGACGGTGCCAAAGGCACGGTTCTTAGTTGCTGATGATTTCATGGTGTCCTCCTATGTAGACGAGATCATCTTACACTGAGGGGACAGGGTTATCGTCCCTTTAACTCCAAGATGCGGTCGAGCTTTGCATCGAGAGCTTCGAGGCGGTCGATGACGCGACCGATGTCCATGTGGACTTCCTCTTTAGTAATGTATTGCTTGGCAAGCTCTTCCCGCGTCTTGTTCAGTAAGATGTCTAGTCGTTTCACCTCTGCTGTGTGTTGACGGAACGTCCAAAAGGCTGGCGCAATGACCAGCGTCAAGAGGACGTTCCAGAATAGCATGCCGTCGATTTCCAATTTACTGGCCCGTTTGTTCTGGTGTTGCTTCTAAACGTGCTGCTATTTGGGCATTAAACTCAGCATTTACTTCTGCTGCTGTCTTAGCCCAACCCCGTGTGAATGCGTCTAATATAATTAGTTCCCGTGTTGCAGGAATTTGTACGCCTTCGTTTAATGCACGTTCCGTGTACATTCGGATGATGTCATTATTAGCTAGTCTGGCACGTTCAGAAACAGCGTTCTGCGCCCATTCTTGTGGATTTTCAGTTATACTTTCCATGCCTTTTAGTTCAGCATCTGAAAGCGTAATCGTAATTTGTGTCATTTTAGCCTCCTTATGTTAGCAAGCGACCTGAAAAGCGACAGTTACCTACACTAGTGCTACTGCCGCTATCCCCGCTGTAATCAATATAGTTACCAGTATTATAACCCTGAACTTGTGCCGCATCTCCTGCGGCAAAATAATCAATGAAGGTATAGCTCCATGTGTTGTGTTTACCTGTATCGCCCCAGTTATCGTTACCTACGACAGCACTACCGTTTTTGAAAAGCGAACCAGTATAAATCCAAGTGTTTGTATCCCAAACAGAGTTTGAGTTAGTTTCAATATTAACCGCAAACTCATAAAAGCCAGAAACGGGAGCCGTAAATGTATAAGTGCTAGTGTTAAAATGACCCCCTATATTATGCCTTGTTTGGTTAAAGGGAAAAGTGTAATAACCAGGGGTTCGACCTATAACTAGGTTACTACTCATTGAAGCCATGAAGAAAGGCTGCTCTGGGGTTGTATGGCGACCTAACCGATTTGAGCCATTGGTAATAATAGGGCACTCAAAGTAGTGTGATACACCGCCAGTATACAAGCTAAACATTGCTTCAATGTTGCTATTGTTGGTTTCAAGATATTCACCTAAATGCACCTCAAGCACTGATTTGCCGTTTGTGTTATTGTTTACCCCAGAACTAACGTAGACTTGTACATAGTATGTACCCGTTGTCGCATCTCTTGCTACCCGTGTATTCGTAACTCTTGGCGTAGTAGTGTGTGCAAAGGTAGCTTTGGCAGTTACTTGAGGTGCAGCAAGGGAGTTGTTTAACCCTGTGTTGTGAGATGAAATCCACTCAACAACAATTACATCAGCCGTAAAGTCTCCACCCAACGATACTGTGACTTTGCCGTGCGTTCCGAATGGCGGTATCTTTGCAACATTATACCATCCAGTAGAAGCAATGTTGCCGCTGCCATGT